ATCTTTGTGACGGAAATGAAAGTCGGTTTTTTCACTCAACACTGATCCAACGTGAGTGATTTGCCAAATCGAATTTAAATGCGTATCATTATAATCCAGGAGTTTAGGATACAATTCTTCTTCATAGTTCTTGCCTTTGGATTTGTCCTCGTATAAACTGTAATACCACTTGTTTTTGGTTTCAAGTTCGGTGATTTTTTTAAGTAGGTGTTCCGTTTTCGCGGTGATTTGTCGATCCGTGTCGGATTGGATGGCGGCGAGGATCTTGTCTAGACGCCCACGTTCGGCAGCAAGTTGCTGCTTGTATTCTGCAATTTTGGTTTCTCCCTTTTTATACTCTTCTTCGCGGACTTCAAAGACGCGCGTCGAGAGATTTTCGACTTGTTGTTTGAGGAGGATGACCGTGTTTGCATCGGCGGCGGGGACGGTGGCGGGGACGGCGGTCGTCATCGGATGGTTCTCTCGGTAATGTTCGAGAGATTTGGTGTATATAAAGCAACCCAACTCGATTATGTGGCGTTGGGTTGCTTCGTCGTAGGTTGTGAATGTGTCGGTCATATTATATAGGTATAATGGGTTATGTTTAGATTATTTTGTGTGTAGTATATACAGTTATATAGATTATTTCAAGAAATGTCAGTCACTATCACTACCACTGGGAAACCGACTGACTCCGAAAGAGTGGAGGCAGCAAAAATCACAGCGGCAATAAGATCGCAATCTCAAGCAAGAGCAGGAGGACTAAACCCTCCATCACAAGCACAAGATTCAGCACCAGGAGCAAGAGCATTTTCAGTAGAACCCGACAACCCTCAATCACAAGCACCAAAAGCACCAAAAGCAGAAGGAGAAGCAAGTGGTGATAATAGTCCCATTTCTGTTAAATCATCAGAACGAAAAATACAAGGTATAAATACTGTTGAGCGAAATGAATTAATCAGTACAACTGGTCGAGAATTCGGACCAGATATTGCACTGAAAGTCGGACCTAAGATCGTCGGTAACGAAATTTCCGGCAAAGAAGCTTCCGGTGAAAAAATTAAAGACATAATTAATGAGAATAGTTCAATAACCGAAGTTTTGAACATACTTGCATTTTTATTAAATAATGATGAACAAATAAAACGTAGTGTAATTACAGAATTCAGTTATGATCATGATGGAATATTTGATAAATTATATGCCTCTTTTAAAGATAACGCCCCCCCCCTATTCGATATTGAAACATTAAAAACATTAAAACCTTCTGAAAGTTCTGCTAGCGTAGCAAGTGCTGAGACCAAATCAACTGTTTCGATCACCATTCCCGGAACGATTTTAAAAAGAGATGAACGTTGTGAATTGAAGAATGATATAATATTAAATTCAGAACAAATTCAACCATTAATTTCTGCATGTATACTACAAATGGTTAATATATTAGAAAATACACGCCAAGTCTTCGGTGGATGGGCGAAATTATTTAAAGGAATGCAGGGCGGCAGTAATTCCAAGTCAAAAACGAAAACCCGTCGTAACAACCGTCGTAGACACTAATTCCATGTCATTTCATTCCTTGTCATTCATTCCATGTGTCACGGTTTCTCAATCACCACCTCCTTCGCCACCTTCTTTATCACCTTTGCAATATTCTTATCATCCCCATCCAACACCGCACGCGACATATTGATATACTGCGTATTCTCTTTTGTAGAACTATTCTCGCATCTAGGATTCTGTTTGGCCCATTCATTTACCAGCATGATATTCTTATGCTCGACCACCCGCACCGCATTCGTGATCTTCGTATTTTCCGGTCCTTCACGTTCCCATTTATCATCATCCTTCACATAAAGCGTCTCTCGACGCGCATCGCCACAATGTATCGGGCGTTTGAATATATCCGTTTCTCGGAGACTATCGATAAAGAGTTTCGACATTCCCTCCACATATCCCATGCTCGCGAAATCATCGAGGTCGGACACCTTCAAATGAATCGAACTCGCAAAATCGGTGATATTCATCGCGTCTTTGCATTGCTCATTCAAAAAGAACTGCATGTTAAAGGTATTATTTGTATTCTGACTGTTCGTCATTCCACTATAATTATTGCTATTGGTGTAATTCGTGGTGGGCACTTTGGTCGCAGCAGTGGCGACCGCAGCAGTGGCGACCGCAGCAGCATTGGCAGCAGTTGTGGCTGCAGCAGCGATTGATTGTTGATGAGTGCACATCATCTCTAATATCTTATGCTGAAACTCTTGATTGTTTTTCAACATATCCATCATCATTATCTTAAACTCTTGGTCGGTAGCAGTTGCCGCAGTCGCCGCAGTCGCACTCGTCGTCGTCGTCGTCGACTCGTCTATCGTAGACATATTATAAGACCCATTACCATCACACGTTTTGCGATGCTTCCATAATCCGCTCTTACTATGATACTTATGTCCGCACTTATCGCAGTATTTATAAATCGACTTGTCAAATATGAAAGCAAGTTGCGCCGGTGGTTGTCCTGTCGTTTTTTCCGGTTTCCTTTGAGGTAAAACCGCATTGGTATCGTGTATTGACAAAGGTTCGCTTACTGATTGCTTGAGACTGGCATTTTGCCTATTCATGAACTTGGCGTGCTTGACCGACATTGTGTGTCGACGGTAGTCCTTTTTGTTATCAGATATGAAGCGACAAGGTATACACCTGAAGAGGTAATTTACACCATGGTTCTCTACTATACTCATCGGGTTTCCTAAAATACCAGTTGAAAAAAATGTCAGTTTTCGAACGGCTGATACGACGGGGTCAAAAAAAAAGTTTCAGTAAGGAGTTTTTAATGGAAAATATGAAAATGAGAGCATTATGGTCTAAAGTCGAAAAACGCGGTTTTTTGCATTTTAAAAGTATCTCGTTTGAAAAAAATGCACAACCCCCCCCCATGTGATTTTTCGGGATCTGAAAAAAACTTTTGAAATTCGAAATCTTCACTATAACTAAATTAAATGGATATGAATTTGAGTTTATATGAAAATTATTGCTAGTATATCAGTGTGGTCGATGCTTACAGAGGGGACTTGTTAGTCTCGTCATTATAATCTCGCAACGCGTTAATGTCTTCCCAATGGGGGTTTCATCGTTTATTTGAAAGTATGATTCATTGGAATAACTACATACACGTCAACAGAACAACCTAATAATCTCTACCAACTCCATATTTTCATCTTGTTCTATCCGTTCAATACACTCATCCATAGTTTCTTTCAACTTTGATAGTTTATCCTCCACATCTACCTTACACACATTATCGTCAGGATTAAATCGAATGAATATCCACTTTCCGCTATAAATCATATATACATCATCATATCGTATATCTTCGTCAAGCTGATCATAACCTTTATGTCCAAATTCATCGGTTTCAATTGCTAGTATTGTATTTCCTATTAGTTTACGATGATCAATACGGCGTCGGTGAGCACAGTTACAATTTCCAGTATACAGTGGAATGTTATGAATAAAACCGTCATAATGTTCATTAATGAAGTTTCTTACCATGATTTCCTTGCTAAACTTCTGTTTTTTTTTGCTGCGCGGATCATCTGGGAATAAGTGTTTGAAGCAGGTTATACAATATCCGTCGTGTTTAGATGAACCACCTCGACTATCGATCCAATTAATACAATTCGGGCATCGGTTACCTCCACCATGAGCAATGCACTTAGATGTCGCTCCCGCCGCACCTTTTGTACAATTTGGTTCGTTACATTTTCTGGATCCACCATGCCTACTGCATCTATGAGTTCTACCAACAGAATTATTATGACAACCAGGTTCAGTACATTTTTTTCCGAAGCGATGGTCAATACACTTATCATATTTATTGATGGCTGGTTTATTACAACCCAATACATCGCATCGACGCCCTCCACCGTGCTCAATACATTTGTAATCTATGATTGCCTTCTTATTCGTACACCCCGGAACTATACATGTTTTTTTATGAATAGCACAATGTGTATGTATATATTTTATTCTTGTATCACACCAAGGTATCGCACATTTTATACCAAAATGATTTATACATTTATTGTACTTTCCGTGAGCTTGTTTATCACAACCATCTTGGGTACACCACCGTTGATTGACGTGCATACTACATTTATCATGACCTTTTTGGGCAGTTTTATCACATTCAGGTTCAGTGCACAGAACTCTATTATGAAATTTACACCTATTATTTTCACTGATTTTATTCTTACATTTTTCTTCAATACATGTGTTGAAATCGCTATTTCTGAAACATCGATCAATGATTCCATCAATTATTTTACAACACATAACTTCGTCAGCACGTTTCTCTTTATTATGGAGTCTACATAGTTTATTTTCACTGATTTTCTTATTACATCCATATTGACTACAAATACGCATACCTCCGTGAGCTACACATTTATTATCATCGTGTCGTACAAACCTAACACAACCATCCACCTCGCATTTATGTAATATTAACATTATGACATTAATTATAGATATAATTTTAAATATTATTCAATCAAAAATAATACACATCAACCATAATATCCTACGCCACACCCACCACTACTCACCCCTAATACCCATCCCGCACCGCCTTCCCCACCGGGAACCGTGGTTTACCTTCTTCCGTGAGTTCCTGGAATATAACCGTCAACTTCTTACCGACATACTTTGCACCCGCATTGAACCAAACGCGTCGTTGTTCCATTGTTCCACGTGGACGCACTGTGAACTCCTTACCATCGGCAGTCTCGCACACCCAAATCACCGCACCCGCATCACGCCCTTCACCCTGTGTGTATCCCGTAATAAGATATTCATCCTCAATGAACTCCTTATACTTCTGAAGATCATTACTCCTGTAATTTGCACGATAGATACCGTCAGCGTTTCTCAGCATAATACCTTCATACCCGGCCTCGACAAACTCCGAGAACAACCTGCGGAAATCAGACAGCGCCACCACTTTCTCCGTCCGGACAAGAACGACCACCGTTGCTGCCTCTGTTGCACTTCGCAGCATTCGATGTGGCGACGACGACGACGCCGTAAGTGTATCGTTTGCGACACACGCACAGCGCCGAACAGCATCCACAAGAACACCCAATCTCTCGGAGTATGGCATATTGGACCTAGCGCGGTCATAGATATCGTAGACGTGATACTTGACTTTTTTAAGTCGTTCAACGTCGGAATCAGTTATTTTCTTCTTTTTGATGAGTCCGGCCAGTTCTTCAAACGGCATTTGGTCAGTGTATAACTCGCCATCGATGACAATAGACGGATGTTGCGAGAGATAAGGTCGAAGCGCAGCCGCAATATGAGGAAGACCCGTAAAGAATGCACCCGTGCGCGACTGAAGGGATACCACCGCGGTGTCATTTCCACACCGTGTTGCATACGACACACAACGTAATCCATCCAACTTTGGTTGGACGAAACACGGGAACTTGATCACCTTCTTCTTTTTGCTGTCAGCTCCAACAACGATTGCATCGACCGGATTGAATACCTGGGCGAGCATGGGAAGGAAAGGTCCTTTGTCTTCATCCTCTCCTGCACTGTCGTCGCCGCTGCCGTCATCCTGGTGGTAATAATCATTTCCAGACACATCACCGTATCCTTCCCCACAGTCCGCCGGTTTCGTCTCTGAATAACCTTCTTTCTCCTTCTTATCCGTCCATTTGCGCTGTGTCTCGGAAATACACTGCGCGAGAGGCGTTCTCTCATTCGAACGACCAATATTCTTACCGACATTGTAATCACGAAACGCGATTTGCTGTTTTCCGTCAATATATCCATGAGTAATCCGCGAGGTTGCGTATCCATTTGCTAGCGCCTTTTTGTCGGTAGGTTGAAGAACCGCGGCAGTCCATACCTTTATTTTTCCGTTCTTGTCGACAGCATATAACTTCGGGAAAGATTGATGCAACGAGAGATTTGTGCGTTCCATATTTGTGCGGTGATAGAAAATCTACCGACAACACAAACTATAAATGCTATTTCAATTTTATTCAAAAGACGCCGGATCGATTTTAGCCACAATCGAGCGCAAGATCTGATTCTCCTTCGTGAGTTTATTATTATTTTGAATGAGCGAGAGAATCAAATACGTCATCTTCTCAAGTGTGATATCATGCTCCTCTTCAGGACTCACCTCCTCTGGCGGCGTCTCAATAATCGAAATAGTTCGCGTCGGATGATTATACACCGTCGTTCCATCTGCATTCACACTTGTGCTAATACCACTCAAACCAGTGCCTCCTGGCGCAGGTTCGTCACTTGTTACAATGATTCGACCCTTGCAATACTCATGCGCTGCAGCAGTAACCGCGCGAACAACTTGTTGTGTCTCTTCTGAACGTTTCACATACTTGATATTAAATGACGCATTATGCTCTTCGTTTCCAACATTGGATGTATTATTCGTAACAACAGTATGACCGTTTACAGTGTTTGCCGATGCTGCCGCCGCCGCAGCCGTTACAATCGCCCTTGCTTGCGCCTGAATCGCTGCCGCAGTATCAGCCGCCAATTTCTTCTCTTTCTCTTTCTTCTGGGCTTCAAGGATCGTATTCAGTCGCGCCTGTTTACGCTTCTCCAACATTTCCAGATCCTCCTTTGTAAAATTTGCAGTAGGTTTGAAACTCGTAAGCGGTATTGTAAAAAATGGACTTTGGGAAATATCAGCACTTCCTTCAGTTGATGGAGGGTCAGACGCGCCACCACCGCCGCCGCCACCCATCGAACACCGCTCCTTATGATTATTCAATCCACTCGCATATTTGTATTTTTTACCACACGAACACTCAAACATCGTTGTATCGCTACTACATAATACTCTAAAAATCATTCTATATTCATTTTATTCTATGACACTATCAATCCCGAGGTAGTAACTGCGTAACCAATAATTGTATTGTTTCCTGCTGTTTACGCATGATATCCATCATCTCTCGATTCTGACGCAACAACTCTGAGAAATCCGACGACGCTGTCGAAATCGACACTTCTCGCACATGACACCCAACGATATGCGATTTATATCGTGACTCCTGTTTGTATACTTTATCGCAATTTTCACAACGATATTCTGGTTCTTTTGCACATTCGATGCATATGATTAACACAATTAAATCCTGAATCGCAAATAAAGGCGGATATTCGTTATATTCCATCGTATAATGACCACGTCATTCTTATAACATATACCGCATAATATTCTTATATTCATTATGATGATACGATACGACATAAAAATATATCACGAGAGATTATAATTAGAATGGAACATCCTTATCGCATCCATTCCTCCATCGGATTTGGATTTCTACAATTATTAATGCTTTCTTCACTCGCATACCCGACACCACCACCGCCACTATACCATAATATTGCACTAATACGTATGATGGGGACAGTCTACTTTACAATGTTTCATGACAAACCGATTTATTTAAAACTGGAATGTCTAACGATTTTACTAGAAGTCATTCGAGATACCTTGTATATTTGGTATATTATACAAGACTATACATATATTTTTGGGGTGTTTGATATTGTAGGTAACCTTCTATTCTGCACCGTTATTGTATTATCATTCGCAAATGGCGAAGAAAGATGGAAACATATATCTGATAATTTTGAAGGATTGCGAAAGACATGCATGGAATGTTGCTGGAGAAATGAACGACCATCCCAATCATCCGAATATTTACAAAATGGCGGCAGCAGCAGCAACCGCGGACACATGTATTCCTCATTACCAACATACGAACACACCAACAACAGCCGCGCTAGTCATAATGAAACACCCGTGTATACATTCGGCGGACGTCAAGCATTCAAACCCAATTTTTATTCATCTTCATGGGGTCGCGAATATTTAAACTCAAATGTCGAACGCGAATTCGACCGTATCGACCATCGACCCAATACGAATAATGGAGATATCGGAATGGTTACCAGCGCGGATGGAACGACCCAATATATCCGCTTCGATGAATCGGAACCAACCTCGACTACCGGCGTAAATCATTACGCGAATATATTCGTTTCTCCTTATTTCACAAAAGACGGAACACTGATCACATCATTCTCCGAATGGACAAATCGAGACACCATTGGAGTTTGTTTATTCATATATAATCTTATCCAGTTCATATATCAATTGATGATGTATCATAGTATTATCAGAAGTTGTCGTGAATATCATGAAGGGGGCGGCGGCGGCGGCGGCGGCGGCGGGGAAGAACTCGCGACAAATAAATC